AGCAACATCGACAAACAGGCGCTGACAGACGAAGCGATCAGCAAGGCCTTTGCTGGTACAAATTTTGGCAGAGATGACTTTAAAAACATCCTGGCAGAAACGGTTATTGATGCCGCTGCGGGTTGGCGTTGCGGCTACACAGCAACAACTATCTGTACTCAGCTTGGACTTTTGACACCGAAGGGTTGCGCGTCCGCTCTTGGGTTGAGGTTTATCAGTGAGCACGTTCAGCGCGAAACAAAGCGCCTGAAGGATGAGTTAGAAGCCGCAGAGTCGCGGATTGCTGAGATATCACACCACCTTCAAAGCGCGCACGCCTTTATCGAACATACAGAGGCGTTTGGCTACGAAGCCTCAAACGGGATTCTGTGCTGCGGTGATGCGCAGTGGAACATTGATGAATCTAAGTCGGCTCTGGCCGCATCAGGTAAAGGAGAGGCATCATGAGCACTATTACCAGAGAACGCACAGAGCTTAAGGCATTCATCACTGGATTCCTTAGCGACCCGATGCATGATGACGAGTCGGCAAAAAGCATGACCGCAGAAGTGTTCCGTATCGCGCTGGCATCGCTCGAAGCGGAGCCTGTTCCGGGACTTTTCATCAAATGCACCAACATTGAGCCTCGCCCAGGAGAGGTAACGATAGCTCAGGCCACGCCAATGGCAAATGGTGAGTATCATGATTCATGTTTCCACCTTTACGCCTCCCCGCCAGCGCCGGTATCTGATTCGCTTCTGTCTGAGCTTTTAAGCATTGCGAAGAGGGCCGCAGATGAAGCAGACGAATGCGCACACGCGGAGTTTAGTGACGACTCCATGGAGCATTCAGCCGCAATAGTTGACTGGGAGCGACGCGCCGCCATGCTTCAGGGTGCTTCGGATAGATGGGTGGCTTGCAGTGAGAGGATGCCTGAAGATAAGCAATATGAAATATGGCTTTTTGATGGGAAGAGTGTGCATTACGGATACACCTTCGATGGCGGTAAATTCAATGACTGGAGAGGAGAAGATTGGGAGCCACTTGAAGGCGTTACTCACTGGATGCCAATGACTTTACCAGCAGTACCGCAGCAGGAGGTGTAAAGCTATACTCATCTTTTACATTTCGTGCGCATCTTAACCAAATATTTGAGGGTATAATCCTGTCTTCAAATAAAAAAAGGCGACAGGATTATGGTTAAGGTATTGGTTTATGGTGGTGGCCATAACGGCGTTGTTCGTGAAGTTGAGTCCGCAAGTTCTCCCGTAAGAATCACCCGTGGTGACTGGATTCGGGATCGTGATGCTCATCATGTAGGAGGCAAGTTGGATCCAGTCAACTACGATGAAGAGTTCTCTGTGCGTGAGTTTGAATATGCTGAAGGCAAGGTTTATTTAATCGCTGAGCATGGCGTAACCATTTCAGATGAAGAAATCAGAAAGCGTATTGACGTGATGCGCAGCTTAAAGTCACTGCTATGAGTGAATTCAATATTGCAGCCAAAAGCCAAGAAGAGCGCGACAAGGTTAACGTTGACCTTGCGGCCTCCGGCGTGGCGTACAAAGAGCGACTTAACATGCCGGTGATCGCCGAAGTGGTGATGCGAGAGCAGCCCGAGCACTTACGCGATTACTTCCTTGAGCGCCTTAAGTTTTATCGAGAGAAGTCGATAACTTTACCGAAAGGTAGCGATCCGGTTTACCTGAAACAGGATGACTAAAAATGAAAGTTGCATTACTAAAGAACCCAAAAATCGTTATGGAAGCAAAATTCACTGACGGATCGCCGGAAATGTTAGTTTTCCTTAAAGACTCAGTCACGGAAGTCATTTTTGACGGCGCCGCTGATGATGAGCTGTTCGAGTTCATTTTCGATGAGAGAACAGCCAAGGGATTTTATTTCCATGATTTTGACGGAGAAAAATATACTTTCCTCGGAGAATAATCAGCCTTTGATTTTCTGAAATCAACCCGCCATAATCATGTCATCGGAGCCTGAACAACTCCGGTGACTTCTGCGCATTTAAGGGGACTTAAATGCGACCACAATCTGAACTCCTCACCTTGTCACAGATGCAGAAATGCACCTGCGATTTTCTGCATTCTGCGTTACCTCTCGGAGGTGGCGTATGAAGCAGCACTACTGCATCGTTAACGACACCGTTAAAGACAACCTCATAGCGTACATTCGCACCCTGCCGGTGAACCCTCGTGCTCCGATGGTGGTCGAGGCCCGGGAAGAAACGCGTACCGACAAGCAGAACCGCCTGATGTGGCCGTTGCTGAAAGACTTGTCTGACCAGGTAGTTTGGCACGGAGAAAAGTTGACCCGCGAAGAGTGGAAGGACCTCATCACTGTTCTGGTGAATCAGACTCAGGACCAGGAACAGAAATCAGCCCCTGGCATCAACGGTGGGCGCGTTTATTTCGGCGTCCGCACATCCAAATCCAGCAAGCGCTACATGGTCGATGTCATCGAGGCGATTTACTGGTTCGGCACCGACCGCGGCGTGAAGTTCTCCGAAGCATCCAGTGAGCGCATCGCCTGGGCGCAAGAGTGGAGGGCTTCCCGTGGGTAATCCTCTCGCACGCGTGATCACAAATCACAACTTCAACGTTCCGGCGCGCCGTAAGCGCAAGCCCGCGGTTAAGCCGTCCGACATTCCTACACTTAAAGACTACACAGCCCGCCTGGTGGATAAGAAATGGCTGCGTCTCGCGGCAAGGAGGGCGCATGGCTAATTTATGCAAGGCCGCACGCGGCCGCGAATGCCAGGTGCGGATCCCAGGCGTATGCAACGGCAACCCTGAAACCTCAGTGCTGGCACATATCCGCCTTGCCGGCGTGTGCGGAACCGGAATTAAGCCGCCAGACCTGATCGCCACCATTGCATGCAGCAGTTGCCATGACGAGATAGATCGCCGTACGCGTTTGGTCGATGCCGAATATGCAAAGGAGTGCGCGCTGGAAGGTATGGCCCGCACGCAGGTTATCTGGCTTAAAGAGGGGCTCGTGAAGGTATGAATATTTACGAAATCACGCCTGTCAGCAAACCCCGCATGACTCAACGGGACCGGTGGATCAAACGTCCGGCAACAGCAGCGTATTGGGCTTTCAAAGCCGAAGTACGCCTGCTAGGGATCTGCCTGCCTGAATCCGGCTATCACGTCACCTTCATTATTCCTATGCCAAAAAGCTGGAGCCAGAAGAAGCGCGCACAACTCAACGGCCAGGCGCATCAGCAGAAACCGGATAAAGACAACCTGGAAAAGGCGCTGCTCGATGCCATTTTCGACGACGACAGCCGCGTCTGGGATGGCCGGGTGACAAAACTATGGGGAGAGAAGGGGCAGATCATTATTGGGGAGTGCGCGCCGTGACCAGAGACGAGATAACCCGATATCAGGCCGAAAGCGTTAAGCGCGCCAGCCTGCCACCAGTAGCAAAGCACAGCCAGAACAAAACCAATCAGCCACAGAAGGAAGCCGCATGAACAGTCAGCAACTGGAATACGTACGTCAGCAGCTCATTGTGGCGACCGCAGATCTGAGCGGGGCGACGAAAGGGCAACTGGTAGCTTTCGCCGAGAACGCGCAATTCACCGCGACGGCGCGCAGCCGGGGCCGAAAGAAGGTATTCGACAAGGATAAGCAGCGCATGGTCAACCCGGACGGACCACCGATGAGCGGCAGCCAGTCCCGCACCAAGGGGTCATCTATCGCGCTGGTGGGGCCGGTTGAGTTCGTGACCGCATCGTGGCGCCGCGCCGTCCTGTCTCTGGAAGGCCATCAGAAAGCTTGGCTGCTGTGGAACTACAGCGAGAACACCCGCTTCGAATACCAGGTGGCGATCACCCAGTGGGCGTGGTCAGAGTTCCGGGAGCAGCTCGGCACGAAGAAGGTGGCCGGCAAGACCATGGAGCGCCTGAAGAAGCTTATCTGGCTGGCGGCGCAGGACGTCAAAGCGGAGCTGGCTGGCCGTGATATGTACGAATACCAGGCACTGGCAGAACTGGCGGGCGTTGCGAAATCCACCTGGACAGAAACCTATCTGCCTCACTGGCTGGCTATGCGTAACAGCTTTAAGCGGCTCGATAGCGGTGCGCTTATCTCCGTAACGCGATCACGTTCACAACAAAAGGCGACAAATTTAGATGTAAGTCTTGCAAAACCGAACTGAAACACATATATTTTATGTAAATCTGATATCGTCGCCATAGCTTCGTAGGTCGACAAAGAATTTAGAGCCTCGCCATCGTGCGGGGCTTTTTTATTTGCGGTACGCCGCACACAGAACCCACTACCTGGGACCCTTCGGCCAGAGAGCCGACATTGCCTTACCCTCATCTTCCCGGCCTGTCGCCGGGTTTTTTATTCAGGCCGCAGACAATCAATTCCAGATGCCACGTAGCTATCAGTGTCTGACGGCCTCCCACACTACAAACACAGCACCCCGTTCCTTCGGAGGTGATATGGCAAAACGTATGAATGACGACCACAAAATTGTAGGCCTGTCCTGGCTAGTTCTGCTCGGCATTGCATGCTGGGGCGGTTTGGTTCGCTACCTGATTGACGTTAAGCAGAATAAAGCAACATGGAGCTGGATTAACGCTCTCGCGCAGATCGCTGTCTCCGGCTTTACCGGACTGATTGGTGGATTGATAAGCGTGGAGAGCGGCCTGAGCTTTCACATGATTCTGGTCACATCCGGCATTAGCGGGGCGATGGGATCCGTTGCTCTTACTTATTTTTGGGAACGCCTGACGGGTATGAAGAATGCAAACCAATAACTTTAAATTCTCCCAGCGCAGTGAGACAAACCTGAAAGGTGTCAATCCTGATCTGGTGAGAGTTATCCGCCGAGCTCTTGAATTGACCCCGGTCGACTTCATCGTTATCGAAGGTCTGAGAACGCAAGCCAGACAGAAAGAACTAGTTGCCACTGGAAAGTCACAGACGATGAACAGCCGTCACCTTAGCGGTCATGCTGTTGATATCATCCCGGTAAACACCACCTGGAAGATTGAGGAGTTCAAACCTCTGCTCAAAGCGGTTAAACAGGCTGCTGATGAGCAATGTCTGAAACTCCGCTTCGGCATCAACTGGAAGAATGACCCTTCGCTGCCGATTGAAACAAAATTCATCGACGCGCCTCACGTTGAGATCCCAGCATGAACATCAGCCTGAAGTCGCTGATTGTGCCTGGTGTGATTCTCCTGCTAGCGCTGGCCTCATGGCTATCTTACGGAAGTTACCAGAGTGAGAAGAAACGGGCTGATGATGCCGAGCTTTCAGCAACCAGTGCGGTAACCATCACCGATAACGTTCTGCGCACCATCAAAATCACCAACATCGTTCTGGAGACCAACCAGTATGCTAAACAGCAGATCGCACTGGAGTCACAGAGAGCCAAGGCAGATATCAAAGTGGCTGTTGCGAATAATGACTGTGCTAGTAGCCCTGTTCCTAATGCAGCTGCTGAACGGTTGCGCCAATACGCGGACAGTGTACGTGAAGGTTCCGGTAGTTCCGTTGCCAGAAAACCTGACTTCTGAGACGACACAGCCAGCCATTCCCGACCCGCTTACTTATGGGGCCAGTCTGGATCTGAATGTCAGCCTGTTATCGGCTCTTGGGCAGTGCAACACCGATAAGGCCAGCATCAGGGCGATAGAAGATCACCGAGCCTCGCAATAGCGGGGCTTTTTTATACCCGAATTTCACCGCGCATCTCACGCGCATTTCACCACTCAGAACCTTTCAGGATGACCCTTGAGGATCCCGGCTGGCTGTCGGAGCCTCTGAGGGCCGGTTTTCCTGTGAGACAAGGTTCATCGCTAAAAGGTAATTACCGACATGACAAATCAAACCGTTAATATTTACGGCGTTTCTGTCCGGGTTGACTCAGCAGGGAGATACAACCTTAACGATCTGCATGCAGCAGCCGTTTCCAATGGAGAGGCGACAGAATCACAAAGGCCGAACAAATTTATTCGAAGCGCGGCTGTAAAACGCTTTGTTTCTGCACTAGATTCCAGAGGACAAAAATGTCGTCTGGAAATAAATCAATCACTTAGTGTAGTTAACGGTGGAGTTAACCAAGGTGTATGGGCTGCCGAGTTGTTAGCGATTCGCTATGCAGCATGGATTAAGCCGGAGTTTGAAATCCGCGTTTATGAAACATTTCGCGAGGCTGTGCTCAATGGTCTTAGCAATATGAATCGTCTTAATCGCCTAGACCTGCTGATCGCCAATGAGACCAAAGAGGTCAGTGCCTGCGCCCGGGCAATGAACAAGTGGGGTGTCGGTGGCCGCAAGAAACTGCTCAACCGCGCGCGTGATCGGATCGTCAGCCAGATGGATCCTGATATGGTCACGCTGATGGAAGCGAAAGCAGGGTAGCCAACGCAGAATTGCGTCGGCAAATATCGGCATTACAGAAGCTCTTCACTGAGGGGCTTCGATAATGATCTGTG